CAAATCTATTCCCACTGAAAGTGAGGAACCTTCTAATGACTGACCAGAGGCACAAGGTCTTCATCGTTAACAAGTCATCACACGACTTTGGACCGGCTGAGAAATATGGAGAAGTAATATTTCTCTCCGAAGGATCTATGAACCGCTACGCAACGAACTCTATGTTTAGACTTTTCAAGGAAAAATTAGAGGGTTCAACTGAGGGCGATTACATAGTTCCTTGTTCACTGAACGTGATGAACAGCATTGCTTGCGCTATCTTTGCACGCAAGCATAATCGATTGAACTTGTTGCTGTTCAAAGATGGAATCTATATTGAAAGAAATCATTCAGACATAGTTTAACAACTAACTAATGAAAGGAGAATGAAATGGAAAAAGTGATAATGACTAGAAGTTTCATCAATATCTACACAGCGCAAGTATGTGCAGAAAAAGGACTCTCAGATGAAGACATTTTGAGAGAGGTAAATATCTCTAATCCATCTGGCACTTCTAAAGGTTGGACAAGTGTGGTTAGAGAAGTAACTGATGTCTTTAAAGAGAACTGTATGCCTAAACAGTGTGCAGATTATCCTGATAGAATGCATTATCTTATTACATGCTAATGAAAGGAGATGAAAGATGATAAGTGAACGGACGTTGAGAAATTGGAGAAGGGATGCTCTGAAGGAGTCTATTTCACTCGCTATCATAAGTAGTCCAATAGCTAAGGAACTTACTATGCGAGACGAGCGCATCCTCCGCTTAACCCAAGAGTTAATGGACCTCTACCTTGTGAAGAAAGGTTAGGTGAACTGATGCCCGAGACCAAAATGATGCTCGCTGTTCGAGACAAAGGTGCACTTGGCAACTACAAACGCTACATCATAGGCACCAAACACTCTAACATTTCTGGAGCTCTTTACCTCAATCCAGACATGGAAATACCTAATTCCTTAATTCTTACATTTAAGGAAGATGAAAAGGAGACAAAATGATTAAAGAGCACCCTTCATGGGCAATCAAGGACTCGTCCAAACTCGACGACTATCTTCGTTGTCCTCGTTATTATTTCTATCACTACTTGCTCGGCTGGACTATGGACCTCCCAGCTCATGACCTTGTCTTCGGCGATGCTTTCCACCGAGCTCGTGAGCATCAGTTGTTATTCGGCTATGATGATATAGCTGGAGCATACGACGCTTTTGAGATGGTCTATAGAAAGGAGTTCGACCAAGCGTCTGACTCTATCTATCAGCCCAAGACTCCTGCCGCCGTTCTCCATGCCTTGATGAAGTTTGCTGAGGAGCATAGTCGAGACTTGCTCGACAATGAGGTTGTTGAGCTTGATGGTTCAAAGATGACGGAAATCTCAGGGCGCGTCCCAGTTGATGAACGTAGAGAGCTTCATTACAGAATGGACTCTATTATGAGAAGAAAAACTGACCAGATGATCTTTTCCTGGGATCATAAGACTACGTCTGGCAAGTGGATTCATGACACAAGGTGGGACAACGAACTCTTTCTCTCAATCCAGAATGGAACCTATACCCACTGCCTCTACTGCATGTTTCCTATTGAGCAAGTTCTTGGGGTGGAGTTTGTTAAGACTGGATTTGAATTCCTTCAACGCGGAAGCGCTAATCGTTCGGCAGGCTACCATGCCACGATAAGGGCCATCCAAGCGTTCAAAACGCCAGATCAAATGAATAACTGGCTATGGCAAGTTAATATAATTCTGGATGAAATTGAAAGAGATATGGACCGGCTGAGTCACTGCTCAGAAAACGATGCAGTCTTAATGGCCTTCCGCTTCAACCCTAAGTCTTGCACTGCTTATCGCGGATGCGAGTTTCATGACTTCTGTCTTGCCTGGCAGAATCCATTGAGATGCTGTGAGGAGCCTCCTATAGGATTTATTGAGCGTTGGTGGGACCCCTCAAATAGAGAAGCTACAGTGAAAAAGGATCTATCATGGAAAATATAGAATACTGGAAAAGAATTGAAGGATTCTCATATGAAGTATCTACCTTTGGTAGAATTAGAAGATGTGAAGTAGTATCTAAGTTTTCTAATTCTATGGTAGGGACTGTCCTAAATCCTTGGAAAGGTAACGAAAGATACTATTCTGTTACTCTAGTTAAAGAAGGAAAGAAGTACGCTTTCAAAGTTCATAAGTTAGTGACAGATACATTCTTAGGACCTAGACCAATAGGATTAGTAGTTCACCATATAGACGGAAACTCAGAAAACAATAGATTGGATAATCTAGGATATACAACTATGTCACATAATGCAAGGGCTTCTGACTATAACATCATTAGAAAGCAGACTATGTTTTCGGCTGATGAGATAGAGAGAATAAAAGAATTAAGTAGTCATATAACAGGAAGACAGCTATCTAATCTATTCAACTGTAGTTGTGCGACTATATCTAATATCTTAAACAATAAAGGTGCTTACTTACGAAAGGAAGGTAAAAGCTAATGGCTTATGATGCAGCAGCTGAGTTAAAAAGAGTTCGTGATTACTACTCAGGCGATCCCTTACAAAAACGCTTCAGTGCCTTAATCACTGGAGAAACCAACGCTGGCAAGACTTTTTTACTAAGGACTGCTCGCAAGCCTATTCACATAGATTCATTCGACCCAGGTGGGACCAAGTGCCTTCGCGATCTCATTGCCTCAGGTGACGTTGTCGCTGATACACGTTACGAGAACGACGATCCCTTTGAACCGAAGGCATTCGCAGATTGGATGAGGGCCACTGATATTCGGCTCAAGATTGGCTACTTTAAGCAATTCGGGACTTATTGCTTAGATTCCAATACCACTTTCGGTGAAGCTGTAATGGCCTATGGGCTTGGAGAGAAGTCACGCGCAGGTGAGACACCACAGATGCGCCATGACTATATGCCACAGAAAACATACATCACTAATTACATTCGCAAGTTGATGACGCTCCCTTGCGACTTCATCTTAACTGGTCACTTGCGTGAAATGAGAAAGGTGCTCTCAGTCGACACCAAAACTGGTGTTATTAGAGAAGAAGTAAAGTACCGTCTCTACACTGTGGGCCAAGCCCTCGTTACCATTCCTCTTCTCTTCGATGAGATTTATGTCATTAGAGGAAAAGAAGGTCGCGATGGTCCTATTCGTGAGATGCTCATTGACTCGCTTGGTGACTACATAGCTCGCTCACGGCTCAAAGCAAAGGGATTACTTAACGCTACTGAGCCACCTAATCTTAAAGCATTGCTAAAGAAAGCAGGTTTTGATCCACAGGATAAGCCTAAGCTCAGTTTATAAGATCGTTTAACCATTAAACGAACTAAATGAAAGAAAGGAGATATCATGGCAAGTGTAATGGTCAAGTTGTGGGACAAGTGGGATGATGAGATATTTATTATGGTTCCTATTGGCAGGCCAAAGCGAAAAAATAGCAAGGCAAAGAAAACAGTCATGGAAAAGCTCATCCTCTGGTGGTCGCGGATGAAGGGCGGGGACTGGACAAGGACAAGGTTTATTTATAAGGAGGCAAGCCATGAAGGAGGCCAACCATGGATAACGCATGGACTGAGCGCATCAAGGAGTTGGAGGCCGAGATTGCCAAGTTGACCACTGCTCTTAAAGACAAGCCAGACCAGTCCGATTTAGATGCTGCGGTATTTAGGTTAGAAAAGAAAGAAAGGAGGTGTAAAAAAAGACTAAAAAGCCAAGACTTAAAACCACTACTTTAACCAACAACTAACAACAAGGAGGATTTACAATGGCTTTAACAGACTACAGTTCAATGGAAGGCGAGATCAAGAATGCCCCAGATCCTACTGCAATTAAAGCAGGAGTTGAGGTCAAAGCTCGGATCATCGGAGTCAGAACAGGCACTGTTGAAAAGGAAGGCGACTACACCGGCTTCGAGTATTTCTCCGTCAGCTACGACGCACCAGATGAACCTACCGCTGCTGAGTTCTCTGACTTCTTCTGGGACCTCAGCAATCGGGATAGGATGTCGGAGAAAGACTTCCTTCGCGCTCTGAGGAAGTTTCGAAGCTTTGCCGAAGCGTTCGGCATTGACTACTCCAAGCCCTTCGATCTCGAGGATGATCTGCCCGGCAAAGTTGGCTGGCTTATCACTGGCAAGCCAAAGGTGTCTGAAGAATACGGAGCTCAGACAACGGTGTCTAAATACCTATCCCCTCGAATGGGAGCTCCTACACCGATCGGCTCAGACGACGCACCTTTCTAAACCAAGTTCGTTTATCAATTAAACGAACTAACCTACTATGGGCAGGGAGGTGAACAGTGGAAAATCGCCGTCTGTATTGACGGCCAGGGGATACACTCCTCCACAAACTGGCCCTGTCCATAGTACTCTTAATAAGGAGAAATAAAATGACTAGTGAACAGTTCTTACTTCACGTTCAGCAATCTACTCTACGCCGAACTGAAGTGCTAAAGAAAAAAGAGAAAGAGTACTCAGGCAATAAAGACAGACTTGAGCAATTTCACAGGGCTGGTTCGGCCCAGAACATTCTACCTACCGAAGCCCTCGTGGGAATGATGACTAAGCACTTCACCTCAATCACAGACATGGCAAAAGATCCTATTAACCACACTTTCAAGCAATGGCATGAGAAACTGGATGATCTCAGGAACTACTGCGACCTCCTCGATGCTCTCATCAATGACATGAAGGAGTAAAATTATGACTTGCTACAACTGCGGCTCAGACAATTTGGAATCAGATAGTAGGGGCAACCTGATATGCGTTGAGTGCGGTACAAACATACCTTCTTTTAACTATCAACTTTGGGATAAGTACTTTCACTCCATCTGCGTCGCAGTCTCAAGCAAGTCACCTTGCTTATCGAGAAA